CTGCTTTGGTCAAATCCTATTGTAAGTATATGAGGGTCTCCTGAACTACCTGCTGCATCTGTAGCACTCCAATTAGTAGTTACGCCTCCACTAGTATCAAACTTTACATAATGATCATGAGCTAAATAAACAGCATCATTATCATCATCTCTCATATAAAATCTTGTAAGCTGATTTGTATTAGTTGCGTTTATTTGAGTACCACTAAAACTAACATTTGTACCAGCACTATAAGTAGTATTCGGAGTATTTAGTGTTATAGTGTGTACGCTAGAAGATCCGCTTCCACTAGTAGATATTGTTCCCGTACCGTGACCGCCACCATTGTTGGTTACAATTTTAACTTTATGGTCTTCCTCAACTGATGTAGTGCTATTGTCAGCTTCTTGAAAAAAGAAATTATTCATAAGACTAGCTGAAGATTTAACTGCTGCTGAGTGTTGTGTTACACTGCTTTCAGATATTCTTGCATCTGCAAACGTACCACTAGTTATTTTGCTTGTAGCTAATGCTGGTATTTGACTTGCTTGTAATCCAGTTATATCTGAAACTACAAATGCAGTATTAACAAAAGCAGTTCCATTGTGTCTTAAATAATGACCAGCAGAAGGGCTGGAAGTAGCCATATCAGTTAAAGTATTTGTACTAGCACTAGATATATATTGGTTCATATTTAGCATAGTTTCTAAATCATCAAGAGTTATAACTTCTACATTACCAGTACCATTACTATTCCTTCCTAAAAATGTATCTGTACCAACTTGTTGTAATTTTGCAATAGTCACAGAATTATTTGTTATTTCTGCTGTGCTTACAGCATTATCAGCTAACATAGAATTTTCTACAGCATTAGTTGCTATTGTAGTAGTTACGCCAGATGCACCACTTGTTCCCCCAGTTATATCTCCAGTAAGTTCAAAAGATGTAGCATTAGCATCAACATAGTTTTTTGTAGCCAAGTGGTTGCTTTCAGTTGGCGTTATTCCTTGCTGTGGATTGTTAAATGGAACTGTTCCATCTGCTAAAACAGTACCTTGTGTTAATCCTCCACCAGATATAGTTATATTGGTAGTATCTCCACCAGCACCAGAACTTGTTGGATCTGTACTCATAGGTGTATAAAACTTTTTGCTGCCTACAAACTCAGCTTTACGATAACCAGCTCCTTTTACAAACTCAGTTGATTGCGCACCACGTATAGGCTTACCCGGTTGAGTTTTAACCTGTGCCTGATGTCGCTGTTTTCTAATTTCTTTACTGCTTGGCATCTTTTCTTTCACGTCTTTTCATAGCTTTATACTCTTGTATTTGCTTCGTCTTCAAACGTTTCATTCTTTTTCTTTGCTTTGCTTCTTTATTTGGCATCAGGAAATAAATCTCTTATATCTTCATTTTGATAAAAATATCTTAATGCTGTATTATCTTTATCTGGTCCAACCATTTTGCTGTAAATCTCAGCTTTAGTAGAAAAGTCTTTCATAAATTTTTCAAATGCTTCTCTATCTTTTTTATATCTGTTTAAACGATTTTCTCTATTATCTATTAATATATCACCAGCTATTTTTGTATTTTTCTTTCTCCATTGGTAATCACTCTCAATACTAGCAGGTGTTTCTGGGTATCTATCATAATGCCTATGCCTAGGTCTTCCAAAACTTTTTCTATACATTTGAAATTCTTTACTATCTTCAATTTTTAATTCTTTTTGATTTGTATATTGAGGTTTAAGAAACTCAAGAAGATCTTGTATTTTATCTTCTCCTGCATAAGGCATTCTTTTATTGTTTTCTTCTCCATAATATCTTTTCAAATATTCATCAAAGAAATTTTGATTACTGCTTTTATAAAGATTAGACTCTGGTTTTTTTAATTTTAATTGTTTTCCTGGTTGCATTATTTTAACACCTTATCTCGATAGACTACGTTAATATCATTAATTTCAAAACCTTCGAATGTGTCCCCATATATGCGGACTTGAAAGCTATATACGTTGTTAGCTTCTGATGATACATTAGGTTTTAACACCTGAGTATACCAATCGCTATGATTTTTTTGCAAAGGAGCATCAAAAGCATACTCTGTTGATCCACCATTAGTTAAATATTTAATTGTTGGTATAGAAGTGCCTCCTTCATCTTCTGAAAGTTTATATGTTATATATACATTTTTTACCATTTTACGTCTAGCTGGATCTTTAAAATCTTGATCTCTTGTTTTAATATCTATATACACATCTCCAGTAGCTGCATCCCATTTATATTCTGTAATATTAGAACCAGAATCTCGATACCAAGACAATACACCTTCATTACTATTGACAAGATTTGTCATATTTGCTGCAAATAAATCTCCTGCACTTGCACCAGTTAAAAAGTTAAATCCTTGAGATTTTAATGAATACGTAAATCCTTTAGAGGCGTTATCGGAATCTCCAATTACAAGAATTTTTCTATCTAGTGGAGTAAATCCAATTACAGGCTTTGAACCAATAGTGCTATTCCAATTATCTGGATTTATTTTGTTTTCTATTAAAGGAATTATTTCTCTTCCGTCAAACATAAACAAGCCGAATTTATTGACCCAAACAATTCCTGCGTCAGTTTCACATACCGCTGCCTGCCCCCAGACTCCTCTATATTTATATGAATCTTCTAGATACTCTATTTCTTGTGTACAATTAATCAAATAAAGTGTACGTTCTTTAAATTCTAATAATATGTCTCCATAACTTGCTAAAGCAGTTATTGACTCACCGTCATTTATAGCAACATCTACATAACCATATTCTGTGAACACATCTGGCATATTAGGCTCAGATTTATATACACGATCTGAATGTTTTATTTCTTTATTAGCAGCATTAGTAATCTTTACATTACCAACATAAGCTCTTCTATTCATTACAACTGCTGTTTTATACTTCATTTTTTTCAGTTTACTATCTTCATCGTATCCTGCTTTTGTAGAAAAAGTTTCTAATACAGGTGGATCCATAACTTGTAAATAAGCTGTATTTGTTCCATTCCGAGGAGATTCAAATCCTGTATTAGTGCCTTTAGCATCACCCCAAGCTTCAAATGATTCAGCTGCAACCTTTTTTATACCTTTTTCCAGATCTACTGTTATCAATAATTTTTTATCTGTATCTAATGCGTTTCCATCTATATCGTATTCTACATAATAAAGATTTGCTCCTGATATTCTTCGATTTCCAGCCATAGCCGCCCCAGAACCTCTTAGTCCATGACATCTAAATTCTAATATTTTATTTTCTACTTCGTAAGGAGTTGACTGACCATTTAACAAAAATGTATTACTTTCTTGAGTATCATCATAAATATAAGACTGGAAAAATTTATATCTTCCATTCCAAAGACCTCTTGAACTCTCACCAACTGTTAAATTATCTAAATAATAAATACCATCATTAGATAAAATAGCTATCCTATCTTGATAATGAGTATCTATTTTAATTACATCTAAACCAGATGCATTTGGAGATCCTTCTGTTTCATCATGCTCTCCATGTTTAAACTCCAAAGTTGTCCAAGCATTAGCATTAATTTGCTCTGAGCCAACAAGATATACATAACAATCATTTCCTCCTGAACCAGTATTCGATACATTATTTCCTATTCTAACCTTTAACGCTTCATTTTCTAATTTATTTTTACTAGTATCAGAAAAATATACATCGAGAAAAACACTTTTTTCTTCAAAGCTTTTTGGAGATGAAGTATCAAATCGCATAACCATACTTAAATATGAAATATTATCGAGTACGTTTGTTTCACCTCTTACTCTTAACATTTTACCGCTTTGAGCAGATACATTCCCATCGGTACTGTCTGAAGATAATACAATAGCAGAGTTGCTGTTATATGCGCTATTACTACTTATCACAGTACTACTATTATTAGTTGTATCTGAACTAGCTGGATCTCTATACCATATTTCATCTATTTCAACATTACCACTATCACTCTGATCAAAATTAAACCACTGTGATACTGATCCTGACTTTTTTCGTACCAACCAGTCTAGATGTCCTGTATTTTGGCTAGGTGGCACATCAGTTGCATCTGCAGCATCTCTAGTGATGTCTCCATCAGTAGGAGGATCTATATATGCATTTGTAGATGTAAAGTAATTGCTTTGTGCTTCTCCAAAATAATCTACATCTGTTACTCCAAAAAATTTAGAATCTGAAGAAAGTGACTGATCGGATAACTTTAAATTTCCATCTATAGAATAATAACAGGGAGTATAGGCTGCGCCTAATGAAGATAAAGCAGTCCAGTTAGTATCGCTTGTAGTTCTACGCATTAAAGCATTAGTACTAGTATTAAATATAACTTGATATTCTGTATTGCCTTCTGAACTATTAGCAGCATAATCAGAGTTATATTGAAACAAACCTAATCCCACTTGTATATCAGCAATACCAGTTCTAGCTGAAACGCTATGTATACGTTTACCTATTCTAATACGACCAGGTTGGTCGGTATTGATATTGGTAGCAGTAGATAGTTCGTTTTCTTTTATATCTCTTGCATCAGCAAAGTTATTTAAACCGCCATCAAATGGATTAATTTCTATACTTTTTTTCGGCATCCCGTCTTTCTTTCCTTATAACTTTTTTTAGTTTAGGTTTTTGCTTACCCTTTACAATCTTATTTCTAACATACAATGATTGCTGAGAAACCCAATCCCAATCTATAATATCTTCAGATTCTTCATATTTATCGTAAGCCATATATTATCCTTCTATCTTTTTACCCCATAATGATGTTACGCCTTTTACTATTTCAACTACTTCTACTTTAAAATTACCACCTTTAAAAAAGTCTATAATCCCAAAAGCATGATTCCAGTTATGCAAACGTCCTCTTAACCATTTATTTTTTTGTGGACTCATATCTTTAAGGCATCCCATACTCCACGCACCAATCGTTCCACTATCAAGCTTAGTAGTAGAATGGCGCTGTATGTCATGAGTATGACCGTATATAATATTACTACCATAAGCCTCCAAATGTTTTTTAGCGTGGTATGTGGTTGCATACGCTCCATGTATAAAATTGACTTTACCGATTTTAAGTGGTTGGTTATATTCATAATATTTATATCCTCTTTCATCCCATCTGCAAGCTTTTCTAAATGTATAGTTTTTCATATAAGGATATCTTTCACAAAATCCATATGTAAGCCATTCATCATGATTTCCTGCCAATATATACCTTTCTTTACATTTAATCTTATCCAATACTTTATCGAATTGATCTATACCCTCATTTACTTGTTCTATTTCTTCTTGTATAAAAGGCAATTGATATTCGAGAGGTGGCTGCTTTTTGCCCTTCCACTGCCAGGCTGAAACGCTGCTCCACTCACCGACATCGCCTAAATTTATAAAGATATCAGGTTTAATCATTTCCATAGCTTGTAATGTTACATTTACAGCAGGTTGATCATGAATAGGAAAATGCTGATCAGGTATTACTATTGCTCTCTTAGTTATCATGCTTCCATAGCCCTTCTAACCCATCCAACAATAAAAGCTTTTAAATCAGGCTTACGTCTAATTAAATCAGTATAAAACAAGATTCTAAAAACTTTAAGTCTAGATGCATCTATTTTTTTAGCAGCTGCAATAGTATTTTTCCCAATTAAACCATCTACTACCAAACCACAATTTTTTGAATTACACGCTTTTTGAAGTATTTTTACAGCTCTTTTTTGTCCCATATTTACAACCATATCAAAAAACGTTTCTTGTATATCATGAGGTAAATAGGGTGCTTTTGAAGGAACCCAATAATCTTCATAATATATTTCTTTAGCTCTTTCTTTCGTAAGGTTTTTTATATCCTCATCCTTATGACTTCTTTTAGCTATGCCATACTTAGTCTCGCCTCCAGGGTCTTTTGGATGATTTACATATCCACCTTCCCTACGAATGACATTTTTTACGATTTTTTTAAAAACCATGAGTCTGCAATCGCACGAGCAACATCAACAACTTCATCAAGTATTTCTTTTTGCTCATCTTTAGTTATTTTTTTATCTTTATATGATTCTTGAACAACTTCAGCTAGTTCCTTAATTTCTTTTAGAACATTTTTATGTTTTATTGAAACTACTGTAATTGCACTTCCAAGTATCGCTATTACTACACCTAATACTACCTCTATACTAATTGCTTCTAACATTTAATTTCTCCATTTTTGCATCAATCTGATCTAGTTTTTTTTCAATCCTAGTAAAGCCTTCTGTTATTTTTGTTTCTAAAACAGTTACTCTAATATCTATATCATTTAACTGATCTTTGTTGCTGTTTACGTCAGCCGACAGGGGAACTATTAAATAGCCAAGTACTAACATGACTATGGTCCAAATAACTCCCCAGCCAACTCCACGAATTGTGTGTTCTCCAGCACTAAGTTCTCTATTAAACTTAGTACTCATTACTTCTTTGCTTTTTCATCTTTTTTGCCATCTTTAGAATCTTTTTCTTCCTGCATAAGCATTTGTGTCATTTCAATTGCACCTTCTAGTTTTACTTTCATAGTATTAGACTGTGCAGCTTGTTCTGATACTTCTTTATACTGCTTAGTTAGTTCCTCTAACTTTTCCTGTAATTTGGACATTTTGTCTCCTATTTTCTTTTTAACCCTAATCTTTGCATTAGGCTTTTGTTTTCTGCTTCAAGAGCCACTTTTTGTGTCTCTAATTCTTCTATATGCTCTTTTTCCATTTCATGCACCTTAGAAGTTAATACCACTAACTCTTCGTGCATATCATTCATTGTTCTATCCATACTAGCAAATTTCATCTGAGCTTGATACCAAGATCCAACCACAATTGTAATCAATATACCTGCTTTAATTAATAAGGCAACACTTATATGTATTTGACTATCTGAGCTGATTCCATTCGCCATCTATTTCAAACTCCGTTGTATCTGGTGGTAATTCAGTTCTAATTCCAATCTTTTCTTCAAATTTATTAAGAGCAGGTTCTAGTGTTCCTCTAGCATCTGCAATCATAATTGCAATAGCAGCTACACAATGTAAATAAAACCAAGTCATTTTCTATCCCTTAATCTCATAATTTCTTCTTCTATTCTATCTATTTTTTCATCCTGCCTTACATCAGATGGAATAGGTAAATTTTGCATAGCCTTCATTTCTTTAATAGCTTGTTCATTACTATTAGCCTGATGTTCAACAAATTGTATTCTAGTATTTAATTGTCCATAACCCCAAACCATAGCAGCTATAAAGCCCACAGCTTGGATAAGCATTGGTAAACTTATATTTAAACTTGAGTTTTCACCTATTGGTTTATTCATTTCCAGCATTCCACATTATATAAACTCCTATAATTAATATAGAAAAAGCAATTATTCCTGGTACGACTTCACTCATTTCTTTTTACCTTTCCCATCACTCTTACCTCCACCTTTTCTTCTTCTAAACTCACCACTAGGTTTCTTAGGTTTTCTTTTTATTACTACACTTTTAGAATAAATTTGAGGTGGCTGATATGTAGTATCAAAGTAATTATAATTATCCGTATTCCAACCAATCGTATAAGAGTTAGGATAGTATTTATAAGCAAATGCGCTTGATCTATAAACTTTAACCACTCTGCCGCTATCAGTATAAGTAATCACTTGAGATGGTACAGGCTCTCCCAGATCTCCGCTAAGAGCATAACCAAAGAAAAGACCTACTATAAATTCAATCATACTAAACCAGCCTTTATTATTATGGTCCAAGCAAGAGCAATATACATTATTCTAATCACTACCATTATTGATCCTTTGTGAATTTATATAATATGTTCCATCTACAGTTGAGCTATCTAACATATATTGTATTGATAGTATAATACTATCCGCTTCCCACATAGCCTGAGAAAGCTCTATCTGTATTTCTTCTTTACTTTTCCCAATATAAGTATCTTCACAAGCAGGTATACAGATCGTACCTAAAAGTGAAATTACAAAGGCTATAATCATTCCCTTTACAAACGGTGGTAATATTTTTATTTTAAGTTTTTCCATTATCCTGTACTCCCATAAAAGAATAAAACTACACCCATTTTATCATTTTGCACTACATCTCCCCCAAAATAAAGACGACAAGCTCCACCTGCATAAAAATGTAATGAATGACCATAACCAGGATTATATCCTATATTATTATTATTACTAGCGGCTGCTCCAAAATGATTTGTTATTCCACTAATTATATTATCTCTATATATATCTGTATCAAAATCAATATATCCATTAGTAACATCGGTTGAAGAAACAGTCTTTCTATACGCTACCATTTTAATAGGTACATTATAATGGTCATCGCCTGTGGGAGCAGCACCTGCTGTTCCTTTACTTCTAAAACCATAATCAGAAATAAATTCATTTGTACCATAAACATTACCATCTCCAAAAATTTCAAAACATTTTGTTCCATC